CATTTTTATATGAAGATTTGATTTTGTAACCGCACTTGATTTTGCGTTAATGAAATCAGTAAGACCAGATGCATCTGAAAAAGCACCTGCTTTATTAAATCCTTTAAATGCTCTGATAAGTAATTCAGGAAGTGTACCTATCTCTCCATAATACGCCCTTCCATAACGTTTACTAAAATATGCTTTGATTGGTTTTGTAGTATCTCCCTTCTCTAAAAATTCAAAAGCTTTTTTATTTCCATTGAATTTATTAAATACTCCATCCATATTGGCAAGACTTCCATTAACCAAATAGTTATTCATCATATCTATAGCAGCTATTCCGTCTTTTATACTTAACCTACTTGGATCTATAGATGTAAAATTAGATAGCGTATTACTATCTTCCTCTGATAATTTAACTTCTTCACCAGTAAATGGATCTATTTTATTTTCATTTATGTGATCTATAATTCCTTTAAATCTATCAAAAGCATTACCAATTCCCTTCCTTACTAAAGCTTGTTTTTCTGAATTAATTTCACTTACCTTACCTTCTCCTATTACCTTTTTTATTTGTTCATATGTATATTCAGATGAGTCAATGCCAGTAAGTTCTTCAAACTGCGCTCTTTTATTTTGTTCATCCTCCTTACTTTGTTTAGATATCTGTTCGTTAACATAGTCCATTGCTTGTTTTGTGTCAACTACATCAACTACTTTAATACCACCTTTTATAACCTTGCTACCACCAAGCGAAGCATGTATACTTGTAGCCATTTCATTGTACGCATCTATATCATCTACTCTTGAAGGATCTATTTCAGAGAATTGTTTTCCCAACTCTCTTAGCATAGGGTCTTTAGATTTATCGTTACTGAATTTCTTTATTAGCTTTAAAGATTTACTAGCAGTTCCTAGCTTAGCATCATAGTCGTGATCAGCAAAAACCTTTTCAATATGAGCTTTAAATTTACTTACATGTTCTGGATTCTCAACGTTCAATGCATTTAATTTATTAATCAAAGATTCTGTTTGATTAGCTGTGAAGTTACCACTCTTTACGCTTTCTTTTATATGTGTGGCGATATCATTCTTAACTTCTTTTATTTTTGTAAATCGTTCTTTATGTGTTCTACCTAAAGTTTTTAAAGCTTCGATACCAGCATTGAAAACATCTGTTACTTGATTAGATAAGTCTTTAACTTTTCCTTTTAGTTCCTTCTCTAAATTAGCTCTCTTTTCGTTTAGCTTATCTCTTTGTTCTTTAAGAGCTTGTTTTTTTAATAAACTATCTGCCTCTTTTGTTGCTGAAACAATATCTGCAATTTGTTTTTTAACATCATTAAGTTCTTCTCTTAAATCCTTCTCTTTTTTAGATGGTCCTTTTGGAGCTTCTGCATAGTCTTTAGAAGTTTCAAGAGTTGGTTTTATAGCTTCTTCTGTCGGTTTAGTTTCTTCTGTTACTTTAGTTGGTTTTCCTAATAAATCTTCTACTGCTTTTACTAATTCAGGATTGCTTCCATCTATTTTAGCTTTATGATACGCTTCAGCAACATCAGACCTATATATATAGTCAGGCATAAATTTAACTGAGAAATCATAAAACGCTTCTTCATCTACTATTCTTAAAGCCTCAGTTGTGGAATCTACATCTTTTAATGGATTTTCTTTAACTTCTTCTGTAGGTTTTACTTCTTTTTCAGGTGCAGTAACTTGTTCTTTTGCTGCTTCACTATCAACTTTTTCCTCCTCTACTTTTGCTTTAGCTTTCTGTTCTTCTCCCCAGTCTTTAGTCGCCTGGTCAATCACTTCTTTGTCGGTTATTTCTACTCCTTTTTCTTTTTGCTCATCAGTTAATTTTTTACTTAACTCATCCATTGCAACACGTTTTCTTTGCTCCATATCTGGAAGCACTTCGATAACTGATGTTTGTCCAGTAAGTATATTCAACCTTGCTTTTTCAGTTTCTTTATACTCAATCTCTTTGGAGCGCAACATTTCTTTAACAAGCTCTGGAGAGTGTTTGCTTGCATTTGTTTTTATAATCAAAGCCTCTACTCTAAGTTTTGAAGCTTTATCGGTATGTTCTATAATTTTTGCAACTAATTCATCTGGTAGTTTTGATAAGTCACCTAATTTATCTGTAATTATTTTATGACTATCATTGGAAACTCTATCTATATGCGATCTTATTAAAGCTGATTCTTCAGGACTCAAATCCTGGTTTTTTAAAGACTCATTTGCATCAATTATTAACTTTGCATTATCTCTTAAAACATTATATTCTTTAGTGTCGTAAAATGGCTTAGTAGCTGCTCCAATTATGTGTGGCGCATACGCATTCATTGCGTGTAGTATAGGAGCTGTTTTATATACTCCAGTATCTAAAAGTTGCTTATAGTCAATATCTTTTCCAAGACCAAAATGCTTCACTCCTTGTTGAAGTATCTCCATTACCTTAAGTTCATTTCCTAATTTGAAACTTCCTTTTAAATTATCTTTTATAAATTCAGCTGCTTTTCTTCTGAACCCTTCTTTAACCAATGATGGACTTTCAGCCATAGCAGCCTCTATAGCCCTAGCTGAGTTTTTAACTGTATTTAATTGAGTTAACATTGGGGCTACTGTAGTTGCTCCATACATTAATGGAACTAGCATTTTTTGAGCTTGACTAGCTTTAATACCAGTTCTTTTTTCTTCTTCAATTATATCTCCGTATTCATCTCCTCCAGTTGTAATAGCCATTGCAGCAACTCCGCCACCTCCAGTAGCCATAAGACCAGCCGTCATAAGAGTATTATCCGCAACAATATCTGTTACTCCATGTATATAATCGACTACACTATGTGACTCCAATGTTTTTCTTAAATGCTTGCTATATTCATCAGATGCTTTTCTAATTACTTGAGCTTTTTCGTGTAGTTCTTTTGCAGCTCCTCCAAAACTCTCTAGATCAGCTCCCCATGCTAATGCATCAGCAGCTCCAGCAGTTAGTCTTATAGCTGAATTTATTATGTGGTTTTCAAAATCTAAAAAATGATTTCCTTCCGTCTGAAAAACATCGAATTCTTGTTTAAAAGTACCAAGATCTTCTTTATTTTTATTGAATTTATTATAAGAGTCGCTAAGATTATCTTGAGAATCCATAAAATCTTGCTTAGACCTTTTATAATCAGCAATCATTTCTTCAGATATTGCGCCTCCATTCTTTTGCAAGTCTAATAAGTCTTTCTCTTTCTTAGAAAAAACATCATATGATTGTTGTCTTAATGAATTTAGAAGCGGAAGTGATTTTATTATACCTTGATTTTCTGTATCTAGGTGTTTATAACTTTCCTCTGCATGTGTAGAAAGAGCCATTTGTTCTTTGTCTGATAAAGAGCTATTAACTGAGTTTAATCTACTCTGAACCAATCCTATCTTTTTATCTTTTAAATATAAATCCTTTACTCTAGAATCTTTTTCTTCTTGAGTTAAAGTTTCTTTATTTTTTACAGCGTCACTTATTACCTCATCTTCAAATTTCTTCAAAGGCTTATCTACCTTCATTTTCAAAGATTTTTGATCTTCTGGATGAATATCAGCTATCTGAGAAACCACTCCAGATATTTTATTTACACCGATAGCAAAACCCTCTTTTATTCCTTGCCAAAGACCACCTCCTCTTTTGTCAGTATCGTAATCATCTTCAAAAGATTTTTGATCTTCTTCGGTTAATGTTGTGGCTTGTTTAACTAATGGCAATACAGCTCCGAGTTCTTTTTGCTTCTTTAGATTTAAAAAGTAGTTTGACTCAACAGGTTTAGCTTCCTTCATTTTCTTTAAATCAGGAGTAGTAAATCCAGTATCTATCTTAGGGAAACCAGATGGTTGTTCTGCTACCTGTTTATTAGCTTTTCCACTTGAAGTAGCCGATGCCTGTGCTGGTATTTGTTGATCTGTAACCAAAGAATCGTATACACTTCTCGGTTGAGATTTTGAATCCCACGCTTGATTGATTGCAGAAGAATCCAATTTTGATTGAGAAGGTTCTTTTTTTTTTAATGGAGCTTCTACTACTAATGATTTATAGTCATTTATATTTCCGTTATACCCATCTTTTTTAAATAAATCATATGAATAATTTAATGCATTACTATCCTTTGATATTAAATCCTTAAATGAATTTACATCTCCATCATACCCATCTTTTTTAAATAATTCATGTGCATAATTTAAAGCTTTTGGATCTATTTGTAATTCAGCCATTTTATTTTTTTATTATTTAGGTTTATTAAATCTAGCAGCAGATGTAACTTTTTCGGTATTTGTAGTACCTGTTTTGGCAGGTTTAAACTTATTTAGTCCTTGAGATTTATCAACAGCATCCATCCATTTACTCAGCTCCCCAATACTTGCATTTTCTATAGTATGTCTTTCTCCTTTTTTATCAGTATATCTAGCACCTATATACGATTGCGCTAATCTAAAAAAGTCATCTGAATTATGATCACTTCCTGCATATAATTTATTCTCTCCTTTAGTTGTTTTAGAGTAGGTAGCTCCATTTGTTTTAGCACCTTCTGTCTCCGATGCAGAAGAAGCTGTTGACGCATATAGCTCTCCAGTTTTATTATTTCTCAAAAGAGTCACTGCTTGTTTTGTTCCAGTATCGTCTTTTCCATAAAGAGTATTTTGTGCAGAATATCCAGTTATGACAGTTCCTTTTTCTACCTTTTCAGTACCCCCATTTATTAAAGGTAATGTACTAGGTCTTAAATTAAATGCTCCAGAGAATCCCATGTTAGGAGGTGTTTTACCTTTTTTACCAGAACCAGATCCGTCTCCTCCAGCTTTTGGAAGACTAGTCATTTTAAGTTCTTTATTATAAGAGTCGCTTATTATATTATTTGCATAATCATATAATTTCTTAGTCTGATCTTCAGAGAAATTGTCTTTTTTTGGACCAACTTTTTTAGCTCCTTCTGGAAGCGAAGCTTCATATTGAGACCAAAGAGTTGCCTTAGTATCCCTATCAGATATCCATGCACCAGCCTGATCCGCTATACTATCTTTTAAATGCTGATTTTGCTCTGTAGGAGTTACTATCATTCCTCCTTGTATTCTAGCTATTTCATCTTGCTTATGTGAAGCTTGAAATTTAGCTAAACTTCCTGCTAAATCAACTGTTTTCGGTATATCATAAACCTTATCTACAATCTCATTTATATTAGATGAAGAAACCTTACCGTCTTTTCCTTCGTAAGTAAACATCACTTCTCCATTAGGTTGGACTTGTGACTTTGTATTTTTTAGAAAATTACCTAAAGCATCAGGGTCTAAAAACTCTGTGTTTAATTTGTCGCGATTATCTTGAAGCCATTTTGATTTTTCTTGAATATACTTAGCTCCATTATTCATTATCTCAATAGCTTGATTAGCTTTTTCAGCATACTGATTTGCATATAAACTACTTACTTCTCCAGTACTAACTCCTTGTTGAAGATTATAAAGACCGTCTTTAAATTGAGATAGAGTAGATAATACTGGATCGTCATATTCATGTTTTCCAGAAGAAGTATAAGTTTTAATATCTTTTAACCTACTCATTTCTTCAGATATGCTTTTAGCCTTAGCAGCGGCTCTTTCCTGCTTTAACTTTTCTTGTAACGCTTGACCTTCTTGATACTTGTCAATATTACTAGAAATCATTTTTCCAAAATCAACTGGAGTTCCTTCTACCGTTGCGTATGTTCCTACATTTCCTATTGCCATGATTATCCTATTTTTGGTGGAGTATAGTTCATTTTTATTAAATTGCTATTTTGTAACTGTTCCGTAGTCATTCCTCCTCCTCCAGTATATCCATCTGCACTTTTTGCTGTAGCACCGCTACTTAAAGAACTTGCTGCGGACATTCCAGCCTGAGCAACTCCTCCAATACCAGCCCACATTTGCTGATTACCTTGACTAATTTGAGAGCTAAGTCCAGCTTTATCAGCGACAAATCTATTCTCTTTAATACCCATTATACTCATGTCAGCCTGAGCTTTTTGAGATTGTATATCTTTCTGTTGTTTATCTAAATCCGCTGCAATTTGTTGATTCTGTAAATTGCTCTGAGCCTGGACTCTACCAACACCTCCAACTAAACCTCTTGCCCCAGCTCCTTGTAACGCTTCAATATCAGAAGCTTGTCCTCTTGCCGATTCTTCTCTTTGCAGGTCAGCCCCTAAAGTAGATACTTGCGCATTCGCATAAGGATTTACTGTTTCTGGAACTTTAAGATTTTTAAGCGCATTAGCTGCGCTCTTAGCTTGTTGCGCCCCTGCAACTGCTTGACTAGCCGCAGCTACACCTCCTATAATTGCCATTGTTGTTGCTACTCCCATATACTTTTTATCATTTCAGTTGTGTTACTACCTCCTTGTACAAAACCACATTTCAAATACTTGTTCATAAGATTTTGGTTCTTTAAAGAGGAATATATTACGTTTCTATTATTTTCTTTTGCTAAATAAGATAGGTCGTTTATTAATTTAACTAAGCTATCTTCTCTAATTTTTTTATCCTTAACGTCAGGATTACTTACTATAAATTCTATCCAGGATATTGGACTGTTTGTGTAGTATAAGAAACCAGCACAAATAAGAGTCTGTGTTTCACTATCAACAATCATAATACCTGATAATCCATTGTCTGGTAAAATCTCTCTTGTAGGAGGACAAAACCTCCAGAATTTCCACCAATCAACTAGCGTGTCGTAATCGTCTGTATTTAACCATCTGCTTTCCATAGTGACAAAGATAGCGTTTTTACATAAATGATTTAGATACTTCTGAGTTGACTTGATAAAGTTCAGACCTTGTATTTTTATCTAATGATAACGTTACGTTCATATAGTATCCAAGTAGTCCAGATGTCTCTACACTTTGTGGTTTGGTTGAATATATAAAGTCTCCTCCTACAAGTCCTACTACAGAGCTTAATGTAACTCCATTAGAAAGAATTGCAGTTATATTTCCAATCAATGTGCCATTGGTTTTAAATACCTTATCTCCAACACTAACCATATTTGATACAAAACTATTTGTAATCACATTATTTCCAGATATAGAAGCTACAGTTCCTATTCCTTGTGTAGATGGTGTTGCTGTATCTACGTGTTGATTTACTGAATCTTCATCTCCTCTTATATATGCATAACTAACCCCTTCTTTTATCTGGTAGTCAGAAACATCTATATGTCCATTTTGTTGATCGGTTATAGCAATAGCTTTCCAAGTATCAGTTCCTTCTGTAGATAATGTTCTAAATACTTTTCTAGTTCCAGGCTCTATGTTCATGTTAAATGAAAAAGAAGATGGTGTTTGTGTTCCGTAGAATGTATTGTAATTTTGACTTTCATTATGTTTATATATCTCCCCTTGATAGCAAGAGTAAAAACCTCCATTTAATCTAGTCATATCTTCTGGGTTAAATGATTGCTTACTTACCCATCCATTGCTTTCATCAGAATAAAGCCAAGTAACATATTGTTTTACAGAATTCTTATCTGTATATTTTACATTGATTATATATACATTTAAGTATAAATCGTAAGCTCCTATTATTTCATCTATTATATTATCTGCGAATAACCTTGTAAAGTCAAAGTTCATTCCGTAATTAGATATGGGAACTAATCCTTGATTTGATTTCTGCATTACAACACATCTTTTTATGTCTGGAAAGAACCTATTAAAACCATAGAAGTCAAATGCTCCAGCATGTTGAACACCAAACTCTCCTTCTATTGCTTTTTGTTGACCTAGAACCTCTGGTATCTTTTGTAAGTTAGTACTTCCATCTGCATTGTACAATAAATCTTTTCCATAATAAACTACAGAGTATTTATCTTCTTGTATCACATCTATATTAGTATCAAAACCTTTTATAGTAACTATTTTTCCAAAAGACTTTTGCATGTCATCTTTATAGTTAGCTAGATACAAATTGAACTCATTAAGTCTATTTACATTAGTACTTTCTTGTAATCCTTCTCCGTATGTCAAATCAGCAAATCTATTTATTTGCCTATATTTATCTTGAGTTATGGCAGTTGGATTAAAGTCAATAGCTAATTTTTTTGAATTAAATTTATCCATTATCTTATAACTTTCAGCTCCATTTCCCCATGAAATACAGTTCCATATGTCATTTAAATAATGTGTGTTTTGATCTGGTGAATATCCAGAATGATGTAATCCATCAATAACACTATATGTAGTGGGTGCCTCAAAAAACAAAGCGGCATTGTCATCTATAGGAATTGTTTCGAATATAGTTGTTGGAGATTTGGACACCGTAAATGTAGCTATTAAGTATCTAGTACCACTACTGCTATAACCACCTTCTCTAGATGTAATAGTTAAGCTATCTCCAGTCCAAGATGTAATTATGTTATCATCATCAAAAGTACCCCAAGCTAAAGGAAAAACTGTATTATACCAATCTTTAAAAGTTGGATATGGGTCATTTGATGAGTAATACTGATCAAATTCCCACGCATGACCATTACTATGTTCATCTGAGTGTATGTATATATGTATTCTACTTCCAGATACTATACTTCCAGCTGGGATAATTGTTGTAGATAAATCTAAGGTTACAGATGGGGGATTATGGTAATTAGCATTAGCAGTTACTATTATAGGAGCATCTGCTTTTATGTTAAATCCTATAGGTTTTATTTTTAAATATAAACCAGACTGTGATGGTACAATTGAAGTTGTTCCCACAGTTAAAAAATCTTTAACCTGATCCTTAACTTCTAACGCCTTTGTTCTTCTAATACCATTTACTGGACCATCTTTATCCGCCTTTACAAGTAGGTCATCTCCAGTTCTAACCTTATTTATATTTTCACCCTCAAGCAATAGCCATGCATATCCTAAATTTGTTGGATCTTCGAGAACTACATTTGAGTAAATAGTTTCGTAATCTCCTGTTATTTGCTTTATTGCAAACTTATATTTTTTAGCCCACGATGGAGGGTTACTAATGGTTGTTACAGATAGTTTATTTATATGATCACTATAATCTGAAGGTATATTTACCATATTAGTTTTACTTACTAAGGCAGTGGATTTTCTTCCTTCTCCATCCATGTATATAATAGCAACCTCTACGTCTCTATTGCTATGTAAACTCTTTAGTTGATTTCCAGATTGACTTACAAACAAAGTGCTGTCTAGTGTAACAGTGTATTTTAAGTCAGACTCTAAATTTCTTCCTTCTGTAAAATCACCATATAAAATCCTATTGCCTATTATAGTTTGTGCATTTGCTAGTAATGGAACATTATCATAATTTCTATAATATTGAGCATCAGGAAGTACTGAGTATATCTTATTCTCTTTAAAAACAAAATATTCATAAGTATTATCTGCATATCCTAGAGCTAACTTGTCAAACTTATCAATAATATAAACCGTATTGCTTTTGCTTTCTCTAAATAACAAATCGATACCAATAACATCTCTATCTCCAGTATTAAAATATATTTGAACAGTATTATATAGATTTTCCATACCTTTATTTTCAAGTGTAGAGTAATCTATAGCAAAACCTTTAGGTGTAAAACAATACTCTGACCATGAAGACATTGCGGAATAGTATCCATCATTATACTTATATCTGTAAGCAAATGATATATATTTGTCTTTTATAAAATTAGCAGTATCTTCTATAGTTGTCCCACTTCCAGGATCAATAGTTTGAGACATTGTAACGGATAAATCATTTAATGGAGGTGGTTTTATAACGCTAATCTCTGTAGATGTAAAGTCATTCAATCCATATAACTTAGCTCTATCAATGTTTATTATTCTAGGAGGATTTAAATCACCAGTCCATGCCAAAAAATTACCTTCTCCTTCAGATGTAACTATAATATCAGATGCTTTTATTTTTGCATTTTTAGAAAAATTTAAAGCCCCTCCAGTAACAGATTGTAATACTCTAACTGTGCTTGAATTTGAGGAATTATATTCTATTACAGCATCATAATTATCACCACAAACAAAATTGTATATTTTTCCATCAGATGATGATTTAGTAGTATGTATTGTGACTGGATTTAAAATACCGAAGTCAACTGCTATATTGGTTTTTTTTACATTTCCAAGTGCATTCTTAACAACTCCTTTTTGACCTTCTTCTGATGTTATAATAGAAATATTCATTGCATCGGTTAATTGACCCATAGGAACAAGTCTCTCATCCAAATCTTTATTAACAGTACCTATAAGGAAATTATTTGATATTTTAGTCATTTCTTATTTTCTTGGTTTTACTTTAGTATTTATAACTCCCTTTACTGCCGTATTGTTTTTACCATTGTATTTGTAGTCAGATACTTTCCCTCCATTTGATTTCACAGCTCTATCTTTAGCTCTTTCGGCTGGAGTCATGTTTCCTATAGCCACTCCTTTAGAAGTAGCTTTCCCTTTAGAGTCTATATTACCAGACTTCTTCATTTGACTAATTGCTATAGCGTATGCTGAACTTTTATTTATTCCTTTCGCCTCTAATTTAGAGACCAATCTTTCTACTATCTTTGGCATAATTTATTATTTAAGCTAACCAGGTTCTTCTTCCTTTTAATAACTGCATTATTTTCTCTCCATCTATATCAGCCATTCTTAATTTGGTATTATTCAACTGAGAGAAGTATTCTTTTCTGAATCTATTGATTATGTATTCTTGAACATTATATTTAGTATGAAGCATTTGCCAGGCTATGTAGTTTATTAAACAAGCCTCAGCCATTTTATGAACCTCAATTTCACTTTCGTCACTAAATTCAAGACCATCTGATAAATACTCTAACGCAATTACCCTATATTTTAAATCAGAACTAAATTGTATAATACCAAGTTTTTTGTCTATATTAAAAGTTCCATTTTTATTAGCTTTAGATGTGTCTAGTCCGTAATTAGCACCTCCATAATTAGGTCCTCCAACATCACCAGACATTGAAATATAATCTGAAACATCAAATTGATTTACATTTCCTAAGTCTGTACTTTTTGCATTATTAAAAGTAACACTCTCCCCTTCTAACGGATATCCTTCTTGATCAAATATAATATTAAACTTATTATCTTGCAGATATGACGCAGTAACTATTGTGGTATCAGAGTTTTGCATTATAGGATGATACCTACCATTTTGGTCAACGTAGGATACTCTAACCCAATTAACATAATCTATAGGTAAAATTAATTGCAAGGCATCTCCAAGCTCAAGCTCCATAGTCTTAACCTCTTTTAGAGCATCGTAATTAAGTTCTTGCAATGCTCTTTTGGCATGGTAGATTACTTGGTATCTTTTTGTGTTGGATGGAAGTATTCTGTCATCTCCAACATATGTTAACATAAATCTATTTACTACATCCTTAATAGTTACATATTGGTATCCTCCCCAGTTTTCACTTGGATCTTCATAGTAATTAATTGTAGGAATTGTTATTACATTGCTCATGTTTTATCTTTGTTTTGCCATTTCTAATTGAGTCTGCGTATCTACATAGTTGGTTATTTCTTGCGAGTTAATAGAGATACCAGCATATGATAAAATCTTACTAACAAGAACTTCGAAACAACTTTCATGCATGTCAAAATCTTTATAATCAGATAATGATGGATTAAATAACGGATTTCCACCTACTGTATTATATGTCCATTTTGGAGATACTGGAGTTCTTAAGTAATACATTTCAACGCCAGTAGTAATTGATGAAGGAAATATTCTAAAATCTTTTCCAACTCTAGTATATACTGGGTACGTTATTGAATTAGAGACCAATGGGGTATTATTAAGTTTGTTTATATCAAGTTTTGAAACCTCCTCGACATCAGTAGTATTATAAGTTAATCCTTCAACTCTATGCACATCTGTAACGACATATGTCCAAGTATCACCAGACTTGCTTAGTGGTGCGTATTGAGAAAATCTATCAATTCTTTCTCTTAGGTTTTTAGGTAAATCAGCAAATTCTCCGTTAGTTAATCTATTTGATTGCTGTATGATGAGTCTGTTGTATGCGGAAAAATCACTTTCAAAAATAGAACGCTGAGCCATCTCTGCAAAAGAATTGAATTCAAGTGGGGTTAAATAACCTCTACCATCTTTACTCAAGAAGTATAGGACTGTATTTCTAATTTCGTTTATCATTGTAAAAAAATGTTTATTTACTGCAAAGATACGAAAATTAAAAAGTGATTAATTTATACAAAAAAAGGACTAGTATAATTAAATACCAGTCCTTTAAATTTACACACTATTAAAGCTAATGAATAATAGGGCGATTTTTCTTAATCTAACTTAGACTTGATGAATGTCAATAAAAGCTGACCTTCTTTACCTTTGAAGTACCTTGCTAAAGAGTCATACTCATCATCCCCATGAGGAACAGTTAATACCACATCTTTACCATTATAGAATCTTCCAGAAGAATCATCATATCTTAGTATTCCTTCCATAGATGCTTTAATACCATATCCTCTAAGACCAATCATATCATCCTTTGCAATCTTAATAAATGTCTCTGGATAATCACGAGCATACAATCTTAAATCTCTTTTTAATTCAGAGCTAGACATTCCAGCCGCTTTGCTTCCGTAAATTGATAAAGCAACATTCTCTAATTCTGTAAGTTTTAATTCTCTCACAATTTTAGCAGCTTCATATTCAAGGTCTAAAATTTCCAATTCAATCTCTGCCTCTGCTTCTGGATCAAACAATTCAAATGTGTGTCCAAGTCTAGGGTGATGATCTAAGAATTTCTGTAGTGTTGGGTTTGTGTGAGGAACTACTAAGATACCACTTTCAAAAACAATGCTTCCTAGAATCGCTTCTCCTGTTTGTTCTGATACGAAAATACTCTCTTGATTAGTAGCGTATCTAAGCGGTTTTAATGTATTACTTTTTTTATCAAAGTATTGTAATGGAAGTTCTTCTTTGTGTCTATTGCTTAGCGTATAAGTAATAGGTCTTTCTCCTCCTGTGAGCATGTAAATTTTATTCTTTACTTCCTCAGCAACTTGTTTTTTTAAAGCCATTTTAATTTTTATTTAAGATTTTGTTTTATTACGGTGATTATCGCCGTTATTTTTGCAAAGGTAAGGTATTTTAACTATCTTTACTTTAGATATAAAAAGATATAGTTATGGGATACGTTTATAGACATATTAGATTAGACAATGGATATCCTTTCTATATAGGGATTAGCAATAGTTGTGATGGTAAATATAAGAGAGCTAATGCTAGAGCAAAGAGAAATAATCTTTGGGGTAAAATAGTAGCTAAGACCAATTATGAAGTTGAAATATTATTTGAACATGATGATTATGAATTTATAAAAGAGAAAGAAAAAGAATTTATATCGTTGTATGGTAGAATAAATACCAAGACTGGGATATTATCTAATTTAACTGATGGTGGTGAAGGAACTATAGGTTGGATACCAACTAAAGAGCAAAGAGATAATCAGAGTAATAGAATGAAAGGAGATAAACATCCTCAGTTTGGTATTAAACATTCAGAAGAAAGAAACTTAAATAATAGTTTAGGTCAGTTAAATTTAAATAAAACCAATAAAGCATTATCTGATATGAATAAAAAGAATAAAGGTGCTTTAAATCCAGCATCTAAAAAGGTGGTTAATACTATTACTAAAGAAATATTTAATTCTGTAAAAGAAGCATCTTTATCAGTTGGATATTCTTCACCATATTTGAGTGAAATGTTAAGTGGAAAATACAAAAATAAAACAAACTTAATATATTACATAAAAAAAGAGGAGTGTTAAAGCTCCTCTTTAATTAACATTATTTAACTACTTAATAATCACTAAACTGCACTTGATTTTAATAATACAAAATTATTCCTACCCATTACATTTAAACATCTTTCAGATAAAAGGTGTAACTCATTGGCATCCAATGAACTAGTGGTAGCTCCACCAGCACCACCCACAATCCAGGCTTTGTATCGGCGATCCTCTCCAGAATTACTTCTGTACTTGATATGCAAGAAAGGCAAAGTTGTATTAGCTCCTAAGATATTATCATAAACTGACATAGATCCAGCAGGACAAATAACACCATTGATTGCAGACAAACCTTTTACAGCTCCACGTTTAGTTGGATCATTTAAATATTTCCAAGCTGTTTTGTGGAAAGTATAACCACCCCACATAATAGATTTGAAAGACAAAGCAATTGCTTTTTGTACGTCATTTTCAAAGATACCGTATTGCGCACCACCAGCATAAGTTGCATTTAATGCAGCCATACCTTTGTCGAATGCTAAATCTTGGTTTCTTTTTGCAAACATCAAGTTCTCAGCGATAGCTCCTTGAGCATCTAAACGGTCAATGATACCAGCATAATCTACAGAGATATCAGATACAATTCCTTCAAAGATGTTACCAGCAGCAACAGCAGAGAAGAAACCTTCAGTACCTTTATATCCAGCTGTTTTAGCATCAGATGCAGAATCGTATTTTTTACCCTCAACCATAGACATCTCTAACATATCATCAAAACGTTGACGAGTTTTAGCTCTATCTTTTAAATACCAAAGGTAACCTCCACCATATTCAGGAGCTACTTCAATCCAACCAATTTGAGTCATGTCAGATCCATTAACAATATCCACATCTTTGATGATGATAGGAGAGTTTTCGAAAATATTAGGATCGGTTGTCAATGAAGTTGCTTGACCTACAGTACCTTTTTTGAATTCAGAACCATAAACATAGATAGTCAATTGACTAGCAGTTGTTCCAACTCCAAATCCAGCAGCAAGTGTAGATACAGCAGTAAAGTCATCAGCATTTACGCTAGTTACAATACCAATATTCTCAACTCCAGTTACTGTGTTGTATATTAATACAGTTTCATTTGGTCTTACAGCATGAGCAACAAGTCCAGTTCCAGAGAAAACATTTCCAGTTCTAGTAGCTGCTTTGTAAACTTTTGTCAAACGACCTTCTTCTGTCCATTTAACTAAGTCAGATGAGATAGCAAATTCAGAACCTTGTTTTTCTAAGAATCCTTTGATAGATTGATTACCATAAGATTGAAATTCTTTTTCATACAAATCGGGCATATACTGATTTGTAAAGTTAAAGTTAGATGCTTCTAAATAGTTAGAAGACGTTACTTCTTTTTTTGGAGATGGAGTGAAGTTTACTCCAGGGATTGCTAATACTGCCATTTTTTGTGTGTTTTAATTTTTATAATACCGTGAACATTTTAGTACTACTTCCAGATGTTGATCTTACCGTTGACTGCCCCATATCTATATTCTTAGAGTTTGATACATCTGCTTTAATGGCATCTGATTTTCCAAGTTCATAAAAATGTTCAGCAATCTTGTCTGCATTCATTCCTGCATGCAAAGCTTTGTGGTATTCTCCAGCATTTTTAAGTAGTCCTTTTTCATCAAGAAACTGTTGGAAAAAATTACTAATATCTTTTTGACTTTCTTTAACACCAGCTACGTCTAGCACGTTATAGTTTAATTTATTTCCAGAAACGTTGAAATCAAAACCTTTGAAATCAGCAGAAAATAACTTATCTGTCAAATTAATAAAATTCTCTGTTTGCACAGTTTGAGCTTTTTGGCTCTGTTCTTGTTGAACATACATGTCATCTAAAGTTTGTTTCGCAACTTTATAATCTTCTGGTATCACGCTCTCGTCAAACCTTGCTACTGCGTATTGATCCTTTTGATTATTGAAGTACTCTAAAGCTTCAGATAATGTTTTTTTAAACTCTCGTTTCTTGTTTTTAACATCCTTCTCATCATCGTAATCAATGTCGTAAACGAATTTATCTTCGAATTCTTCACTAACTTCCTCTGAATCTAAATAAGGATTTTTATCTGCCAAGTATTTTTTAAGAACGTAATTAGGATCTTCTTTACCCCAATCTTTTTGAGTTTCCATAAAGTCCGAGTAAGACCTTCCTGTTTTCTCTTTATATTCTAAATATTTTTCTACGTCTTCTGGAATTTTCTTAGACTCTTTAGTTTTTACTAATTCATCAATAGAGTTAAATTCAGTCCCGTATTTTTTCTTTAAGTATTCTGAAACCTGATCGTCATTTAATTCTTTTTCATTTGACAGAGTGACATCAATGTCATCCTGTAAAACCTCTTCCTCCTCTACTTGATCGGTAACTTGATCTTCATTTTCAATCACCTCTTCTTCTTGCTCTACTTCAACGATTCCCTCACCAACAATTTCATCAATAAAGTCTTCTTGAGTTAAAGGCTCGTCACTATAATCAATAGTTTTAAATATGCTCATATTATTTTTAGATTTAATTTAATTTCATTATAGAAATAATTTATGCAAAGGTATTAAAATTATAGGTATTATTTATAATCTAAATCCGTTCAAGTCGTCAGAAATTGTCGATTCAAAATCTATAGGTCCTTTTTCATTTTTTCTTTGGTCTATAAGCTTAGATTGCTGCGTAGCTTGAATACCAGTTCTATCATCTTTTCTATCTTCTTTTACAGAATCTCTTTGATGTAAAGCTTCACTTTCTTTTTGTTTAATCTGCATTTGATAATTAAACTCCTTCTCCATTAAGATCATTTTAAGGTCAGCTTCTTTCTGTAACTCATCAAGTTTACCTTGGTTTATAGTTTGTTGAACCTGCATCTTAATTTGCCCTTCCATTTGTGATTGCTGAGCTTTTGCCTGAGATGCTGCTTGAGATATTTGAATTTGTGAATCTTGATTAGCTTTAATCTTAGCCATCTCTGCGTCTTGAACTACTTTAGCTTTTTTCTTTTTAGCCATCGCAAGAACTCTATAAGCCAATGCATAATCTCTAATGTTCATTATAGCAAACTTATCTTCAACACCAAGAGTCTGCGCCTGTATCTCTAAACTCAAATCAGCTTCTAGTTTTGCCTTTTGTTCTTCATCAAGTTCAAGGTCAACAAATATTCCAAAATCATACAGATGTAAATCCTTAATTGAATCAAGATCTACCATTGCTGTACTACCTATCTTATTTATAAGGTCCTCTCTTAATGGACTATATTCTAAAACGTCTGATATTCTGTAAGATACACATTCGGCTAAGCCTCTAGTTATGTAGAATGTTGCATCTTGAAGATGTCTTGTTGCTACGTTTGAATTGTATGCAGCCATTTTTTGCAATCCAACTAATGAATCCTTATCTGGCATTGTCCCATCACGAGCCTCATTAACACCAGTTACATCTCTAATCATTTGCAACTTGAATTGGTATTGACTCGTTAACGCTTGTAATTTTCCAGCAAATCCAGTACTTTGTATTTCCTGAATAACTCTTTTACCACCGTTAAACTCCCCTCCAACATTAGTATTCCTTGTAAGAATAGATCCAGTCTGCATAAACATATTAATAGCATCTGTATGTGTGTATTTATTACCGTTACCAAGATTAACCTGAGCTATCCCCTCCACATCTATCTCATGACCATCAGGTCTCATCTGCTGTAATACTTGCTGTATTTTTAAATTAATTATTTGAACTTCGTCAGAGAATGGTATCATTCTATTTACAATACTATCTATATGTCCGCTTTCATGCAATAATGGAGCACACACTACATAGTTTGGCATTACCTTATTCATATTTGATTTAGGTCTAACCATATTTTTAGCAACCTCCCATTTCAATATGATGTCAGTTCCAAGAACCATAATACCCTCAAACCAAATTTCTTCCTCTTTTTTTAGAACATCATATAAACCTTCTTTTGAAAAACCTAAACTCTCATCTCTTTGAATTACTTTTTTTCCTCCAGATTTAGTTTTCTTTTCTTTCCATACTTTTTGTCTACTGCTTTTATAGTTAAAATATAGTAAACCAACTTTATCTTTAAATGCATCATTGGCATTATTCTCGTGTAAGTAGTAATATTTATTCCAAGAACTACCTATGCTTTGAATACTTTCTCTTTCCTCGTCATTTAGATCTGGAAAGTCTCTATAAACTTCAGATATCAATGTGTTCTTGAATTCTCCAAAGTAGTAGCAATCTTGAAAGTAAGGATCTTTAGTATAGCTATAAACCATGTCGGCAATATCTACGTACTCCAACTTAACCCCTTCTGATTTCACAAATCTATGTTTAGCAGCTCCGATTCCACAAACAACTAAATCTTTTACAACCTTTTTCTTTGACGTAAGATTAAATTTATTCTCATTAAACACAGTTTCAATAGCCATCTGTTCAGATAATTCTATAGAGGGTTTGTATTTCAATTGCATATGAATATCTAATTCATCATTTGATTCTGGAAGATCTTCTACGTTTGTACTAAATGCATTGACTCCTAAAGTATCTTTTGCTTTTAACAAGAAGTCTTTAGATACCATATCTTTTTCTATCTCTTGTCTATACTTAATTCTATTTTTAGTAGAAACTGGATCAACAGAGAATGCTCTTACGCTATATTCTTTTTCGTTAATTCCATTTACAACAACATCAACATATTTTGGTATAATTGGTATTGGAGAAAAGTTTAAATTCAGATAGGACATATCTCCATTTAATTTCATCGCATCTCTATATTTAGATGTATTTTGAATTCCTTGCGCATGAGCTCTTCTTCTAATAACCTCGGCTCTATTTGAATAAAACCTACAAGTACCATTGTCTCTTTTAAACCATTGATAAGAAATTGCTCTACCTACTTTAAGACCATACTCAGGTTTTACTTTGTCTGAAAAAGGGTCATTTTGTCTAGGCAATCCTGCATTAGTAATAATTACTGATAGTTCTTTTTGGGCTTTCATCTATGCGTATTTGTGTAAATTTATAGTTATCGGTTCTACTTGTATTTGAGGTCTATATGAGTTTCTGCTTATTGCCATTAAAGCCAATCCAGAACTAATACCTAAATCATATGACCCTCTATTTCTAATATCAAACTCAAGCCAATCCTGTAATGTTCTATTGTAAGACATACATCCAATTTCTTGAGTATCATTATTCATTCCAACATATTTATTTATATAACTTTCTATAGCTGACGAGTGCATTTGAATAACATCCTCTGACGAGTTTGGAATACCGCCTATCTCTCTTTCGGTAGAAGATAATCTGTTAGCTGCTTTATCAAATCTAGTAATTGCAAAGTTACGATAACCTCTGTTCTTAAAATGGTATAGTATTCTCGGTTTATTATTCTCAATTAAAATTGGCATACCATAGAAAACACAAGCCATTAGGACATCTTCAAAGAAAATTTCTGACGTTTGAGTTCTTGCAACATACTCTAAAAAAAATGAATTTGATGGCGCATTGCTTAATGTAAAATTAGTAACACCACTCAAAGCACCTTTAGATCCTCCAGAATTATTATTATCTTTTAAACTCTTTTTACTCTTTCCGTCAACAACCCCTGAGATATCATACGGATCACATCCAAAAGCTCCAATATTTTCGTTTAGCGGAGACCAGGAGTGTCCTCCCCATCCAGGTTTCATCTCTTTATTATTCTGCATGTTGTTATCAGGTATCCAATTTATTAAAAACTTACCCTTTCTATTAGGTGTCCAAATAACTTTTGAATCTATGATACCATCTTTCCAGGAAAAGTCTCCTTGAACTAAAGTCTTCTCTATATCGCTATTTAAATTATATGCTATCTGATCATTTATTTTATCAATATTAAACAATGCATTATCTAATTCATCTCTAAAAGCTTCATCTATAGTCATTGGAAATGCTCTTAACTCATCATTGTAAGCTACATCACTTTCCTTTCTTTTTGCTAATCTCTTGGCTTCTAAGTATTTAATCGATCCTATTATTTTTTTAACTCCTTGAACGTTTATAAAGAACCCTCCTTTTTCAACTATCTCATGACATACTCCATACTTATCTGTATACTCAGCCATGTTTTTTTGAGCTGGTAAGAAATAAGCATACAATCCACTAGGAGTTCTATTAGTTATTGAATCTCTTTTTTTAATTAAAGATTGATAATATAATCTTCTAAATTCATACCCACCATCCTTTATAGCGGCAACTGTAGATCCTACAAAAGCTTTACCAACAATAGTACCCCCTTCATCCATAGTTGGAGAAACTTGACCCCAGTGTTTTTCAAAGCTTCTACCTTTTGTCCATTTAGATGCCTCATCGGCAAGATATCTAAACATCTTCTGACCATCATATGACCCTTCGTTTGTAGGCTGATAATCAATCTTGGTATTTAAATAGTCATCTGTCTGAGTGTCTCTTTTCTTCTTAGCATCTTTAGACATATTTGAAGGCTTGGCAAATTCAATAAATACTTTTGAATCCTCCTTACCTCTAACTACAGGTCTAAAAAAGAACGGTAGATTTAAGTAAGCATAACTAAATTTAGAGAATGCCTTTTTAGCATCTTCATCTGATTTAGATGTAATACCAAAGTTGGCATTGTTATTTGAAGTAGCTTCTTCTACAAATCTACAAACCTTTTCATAAGTATATCCAGTACGTCTTGACTTAACAAAAAATTCACCTATGCATCTATCATCTATAACGCAAGCTTCAGTATGATAAAACATATCTAGCTGAGCATATCTGAAATTCATGTATCCACCGCTATCTTCCATCTTGCACCATTGTAATGCAAAATAATGATTACCAGTTAAATATATATAATCTCCATTATTCATAAACCAAACACCTTCTCTCCTTCTTCTGAATTCCTCTAATATAAATTCAGTATAGGCGTCTACGCTATCTACACTAAGACCAGGATGTAATGGGGTTCTTCTCCAGAACTGGTTTTCCTTCTTGTCTTTACTAAATAATATATCTTTTTTATTTTTAGGAATCTCTGGTAGAAATATATTAAGACCGTCTAAAGAAATCATTTTTCCTTTAGTTCCTTTTGGGTCTAATACAATAGCATCTTCTTTTTCATCATACCAATTCTTATGGTAATGAGATTTTGGATAAAATTCTCCCTTACTATATTTCTCTGGGAAACCAACCTTAAACTCCCTATCAGATAAGTTAAAATTCTCACTTGATATTTGAAGTCTTAATTCTATAAGGGAAGAATCTATCTCTACAATAGCTGTATGAATAGATGCTTTTGCCTTAATAGCTAAATGGTGTTTAGTTGGATCTATAGAACCGTAGTCTATTTTGTCACGTAAAGCCGATCTAAGCGTGATTGAGGAACTATCTCCAGCATTGACTAGTCTTTGTACATAGGTTTTTAATTTAGTCTCATTTGGGCTATTTTGATTGTTTTGCCATCTAAGAATCATTTGTTTTGCTGACCTAAAACTTTCAATCTTAGATTTCATTGCAGCATCAAACTTATCAGCTGTAATTTCAGATATGTCTATCTCATATTCAAGCCCTTCTATTATACTGTCAATCGCAAACTCTATGTCATTTGACAGTCCTAACATGTAGCTACTATTTGGTTACTCCTAACTCTGTATAATCTTTCATCATAAAAATTAAATTCATAATTACTATAATCTTTAAGTACTACTCTATCTCCAACTTTTATTCCATTTTCCTCTGTAAATTTATTTCCATAAACCACCGTTGCAATGTTTGGAACATCTGCTCCTTCTTCGACTAATGGCTCAACAAATAAGAATGGATCTAAACTAATCTTTTCTCCACTAGGTTTTATTACCATATAAACCATTTCTGGATAGACGAAATATAAATTGTCACTTATATAATTATTGGAATGTACTGGAAGACCTTGCTGATTAAATGTAATTCTAAATGTGTTATGATGTAATATAATTTCGTCTCCTATATTGACAACAGTCTTAAATACTTCTGGAACAGCATGAACTACTCCGATTCTATTTACATCCTTAGCTTCCTCTATAGAAGTATTCTTTACAAAATAGTTATTGCTATTAACGTATTGAGAATCCCCTTTTGGTTTTACTATAAAAAATATTGGTGATTTCATATTAATCTATTACATATTCTACATGACACACAACTCTTTTCAGAAATGATTTCCATAACTGAACTTCATCTACTTCTGATATGTACACTTCGAAATAGTCTTTTTCTTTTATAATATCATGAATGTTTGAGTCGCTACTAGCGGGCTTACCTATTTGATAATGAATAGATTCTTTAAGATTATCTCCTACTGATATTTTTCTAATTTGTTTCATATTTAATTTAATTAAACCACATCTATGTTTCCACCACTACTTCCAGTACTGCTATTTGAATTTACTCTTATTGAATAATTCCAAACACCATCGCTTCTGGTTATAAAAGAACTTGACAATGTATTTCCAATAGTATTTCTTGCGGACGCTATATTTACTCCGTCAATTGTAACACTTACATTGACGCTTCCAGCTGGAGAACTATATGTATATGCATTTGCTCTAAACACATAACTTCCATTAGCTATTGTTATTGTACCAGAATAGGTTATATCATATACCCCAGTTCCACTTGCTGATGTAAAACTATCAAATGAAATCGTTCTAGATAGAACCACTTCAGAAACTGATTTATATATATTTTTTTTAAAACTATTCATTATGCTTTTGTATTTCCAAGTAAGTAGTATACATTACTAGTTCCTTCTTGTTCTAAAGCAGCTTGATACCATTGTCCTTTTATTTTAAATCCAATTGAATTACGAAATGTAGTTCCAGATGATAAAAAACTAACATCAGCAGTTCCGTTTTGAATAAAACCAACAAAAAAATTATTACTTAACCCAGAAGGTACGGTTATGTTTATTGCAGTTGAATTATTATTTATTACTATTACATAATTATTATCTGCCTGAGTTAAAGTGTACGATGCAGTTATTGTTTTCTGTAGATTATTTGTGTCTACAGGTATTGCTGGTTTATTTAAAATCTGTGATACTCCACCATTAGAAGCCCAATCAGAATTAACTTGGGCAGAAGGGATAGTTGGTTTATTTAAAATTTGAGAAACACCGCTCACAGAACTCCAGTCGGAATTTACTTGTGGAGTAACTGTAGGTATGGTTGGCTTGTTTAAAATCTGAGACACTCCGCTAGAAGAATTCCAATCAGAATTAACTTGAGGTGTTACAGTTGGTTTGTTTAAAATCTGAGAAGCACCAGTAGTAGAATTCCAATCAGAATTAACTTGAGGATCTTTTAATAAAATAAAATCAGACGAAATTAATGGAGCTTGATCTAATCCAACTATTACATCTTGTTTTTTTAATAAATATTTAGTGCCATTAATATTCACAACAACTACATCATATTGCAATATTGTAATATTAGGGTCTAAACTATTTAAATAAGCATACGGAGTAGTATATGTGGATCCAATATAACTTAATTCACGAATATTTAAAGTGCCTCCAATTATAGGGTCAAACCCTGCCTTTAGGAATTTTAATATATTTCCCATGGAATAATTTCTTGTCCCATTTAAAGATTCAGCATCGCTTCCAAGCACTGTATCATATTCAGATACAATACCGTCATTTGCATATGTTTGTATTCTAGCCATTTTATTTTATTTTTATTTTGATAAGATAGCAGAAATAACTGCTGTATTTTTTTTAATATACAAGAACATAAGTAATAAAGCTATAGTTGCAATAACTACAATACCAATAATAATATATATAATCCAAGTAGAATTAAACTTCTCTGTTTTTGCAGATTCTTTTTCCTTTATGTTTTTTTGATACTCTATATTTTGACGAGTCAATTCTTCTATTCTACTAGCATAACAATCTACACTACTTACATTTCCTTGTTTATCATAAACTGTTTGTATAGTAGTTCCTTGTCTATTGGCTTTATATATTACAGTGTCTTTAAAGGATATTTTTGGTATTTCAAAATGAACCGTATCTCCAGCTCTAAAAGTTTTAACTTCTGTGTTCTCTTTGTAGTTAGAATTATCTTTTATCTTTCCAGATATTTTCTGTATATCACAAGATGTTAAAAACAATAAAGCCAGAGATACAATTAAATACTTCATTATTTTACAGATTTTCTAGCTACTTTAAATAGCAATGCTTTACCACCTTTTGTTAGAGTGGATTTTAATTCTGCTTTTTGTTGTGATTTGCTCTCACCTTTTTCATGCTTAGCCATTGCTGATTTTGAAGCATATTTTTCTCCTGTTAATTTTTCAGTTATCATAATTTATTTGTTTATTGTTCAATAGTTACTTCACCAGTATTAATGTCTACCTTAATTTTTTCACCAAATTGTTGTTTAATTTCTTCCTCTAATTCTTTATATTTACTTTGTTTTTCTAGGAAATTATTAATTATATTTGATTTTGTCAATTCATATTGAATTAGCAAATCGCCTAAAGAATCTTTAGTTCTTCTTGATAGTTCATCAAATTCCTTAATTTTTTTTAGTTCATTAGGACCAATAAATTTTACATCATTTTCTTTTAATTCCATTTTTTTTAGATTTTATTATTAAAGTACAAATATAGCAATTATAAATTACTTAAAGTAATTGAAACATTAGTTGGATTTTCAATAACATAAATACGTTCTTCAATTATTTTTTTCATATTGTCAAGTTTTGAAATCTCCTCGTATTCTACTACTTCTTCTTTCCAAACATTATTTTTTTTCTTTAATGTAGAAAAATCTTTCTCTAACCATCCTGCCACAATTTCATTTGTTAAAGCGTCAGCTGGAATAAAATCTTCTACATTTGGAGAACCTAAACTTTGTAGTCCGTATAAATCTACTGAATTTCCTAATTCACTTGTTCCAATGTATCTCCAATGTACATTTTTAATTACGTTTTGTAATTCTCCTTGATTGATTTCGCAATCTAACGATTCTATTTTTAAGTTGTATGTTATCATAATTAATATACTCTATATGTTACGTATGTATTTGTTGCTGTTTTTGTTGTTCTAAATGTTGCCTGTGATAAAATTGGTATTGTTGTTAATCCTACAATTGTATGTGCTGTTCCTGCAGATAATGTCACTATTCCAACACTTGAACCAAGATTAATTACAGTCCATTCAAAAGCATTATTTATAGGAAGTAAACCACTTAATATTCCTGCATCAGTTAATGTACCTGTTGGTAATGTTAATGTTACAGCAATTACACTTGTAACAGTAATAATACCCGTTAATAATTCTGCAATTGTTAACGTTGCTGTTACTGTTTTTGCCGTAGGAATTGGTTGCGCAAAGAATAAGTTACCATTTTGCAAACTTGCTCCTGTTACATCTAATTTTGCATTATGACTTGTTGTTCCTCCTAGTAATAAATTTCCGTAAATTGCCGTTGTAACTGTAGAACTATTTCCTAACACTGTTGTGTTGCTTCCAAGCCCTATACTATCATATCCAATTACTACTTGATTAGTTTGTGAATCAGCTAGTGGAGATGTTCTCCATCCTAAAAATATAGAATTAGCTGAAGAAGTTACTGCTGTAGATTTATTTGCTATAAATTGCGCTGCGGTATCCCCTATAACTGTATTGCTACTTCCTACGGTTAACCCAAGTAAAGTATTTCTACCTATAGCTATATTATTACTTGAGGTGGTAGATGCACTTAGACTGAGATAACCTATAGCTACATTATATATTCCTGTAGTAGAAATACTTT